AGCACCGACGAGACATTACGCCCCAGATCATCAACCACCGTAACATAGCTGCCGATGTAGGAAGCGTAAATGTCAGGGGCCAAATTAGCAGCAGCAAGAGAACCAACGGCCTGCACAGTTTGAACGGTTATCTCTGGTACTTTTTTGGCGTCGAACCGAAAAGCATTGCCATCAACGCCAACACGGTCAACCATCCTGACCGCGATTGCCTGCTGCGGTATCTTTGGCCCTGCCATCTTCAAAAATGTCAATGCTCCAATTGTTGCCATTTAATCCATCCCTGCGCTAATGTCTGCGGCTATTCGATTCGCTTCTTGTTTATCAATCGAAGCTGCCAGCCTCTCGATCGATTGTTTTAGGTCCTGAAAAACTTTAGCTGCATCCGGGTTATAGTCTGGATTAGGGACTGACACCTCGCCAACGTCAAAGCCCATTCCGGACCCATAGCCCGGCATCGTTTCTCTCATGTACCGTTGGCCATATCTTTCAGCGATCCCAACCGCCGCATCGGATGCGTCACCAGCCAACATGCCCGCTTCAAGCTGGCCCATGATCGCTTTGCGATGCAGGTTTCCAATGCCTGGGATGTCAGAAAGCGTACTCTCAAACAGGCCGCGGATCGTCCCCGTTCCCCCAGACCTTGGACTCATAAGCCCAACACCAGCAGCAACCGCCCGGCCCTGCTCTGTCGCGGCAACCATACCGCCGGTGCCGGAGGCTCGCAGTCCTGCCGCCTCCGTCGCGGCAAGATTCGACGACATCGCATCATTCATCGCAGTAAGGCCCCCAGTACCAACACCAGGTCCAAACATTGGCAACAACTGCGCACGGCTGGTTCCAAATACAGATGCCATATCGCTATCCGATGCTGTATCTGCCCAGGACAATATTTCATTACCGGTCATACCTTTGATCGACATCAATGCTTTATCAGATTCCGTCAGCGGTTTTCCCGGCTGCTTTGTAAATGAGTCAGCTCGATCCATCGCTGCAACCAGGTTGGTTGCCATTGTCGAAAAAACTGCCGGTTTCATTTTCTTTTGCATACCGTGAATAATACGTGACATTGCAATTTCGGGATCGACACCGACTGATTGCAGTTTTTCGATCCCTTGCATCGCTCGCGGTAATTGACTTGCACGTTCTCCCGCATCCCGCGTCATTAAAGCAGCAAGATCAGCCATATCGTCGGTTGATTTATTAGGAAAGAATCTTCCCAGTTGCCCGATCATTCCAGCCCGTTCGACCCTGCCAGCTTGACTGATCGGGCCACCAGCCAGTTCTATCGCTGACATAGCTTGCTCCCACGGCGCGGATGGATTGGCGCCGCCAAAAGCATTGAGCATTTCAACCTTTTGCATTGGCGTCGCGTTTGCAGGGCCGCCAGTTCGAAGTTGACCTACCTGTCTATCTAACTGCTGGCCAGTGGGATCAGAGACACCGTAATAACTTCGGATTGTCTCAACCGCGGCCTGATTGAACCCGAACTGACTGTTTGCGGCGGCTGTTGTTTTACGCTGGTAATCGGCAAACTCGTCTTTAAGAAGCTGCACACCTGACCGCAGTACACCAACCGCTGCCTGTGCGGTCAAAAAGCCTGCGGCCATTTCACCGACCTTACCGACGATAGAACCCATCGGCTTATCCATATCCTCAAACGACTTAGTTGTTTTTTTGGCCTCGCTGTTTTGCTGTTTCAACTTGGAGATCATTTGTTCCTGCTTATTGACGACCTTTGCGAGATCAGCCAGGGCCTTGTCAGTATTCGCTGACGCTGTAAAGTCAAGTTTTCCGGCCATTATTTTACAACCCTTTTCTCTTTAATAGCTTCCAAATACTTGATCGTCATTTCCTCGACATTTTTTCCAAGCGCTCTTTCTTCGGACTTTGTAACCGCGATAAGCTCTTTGCCTTTCGGCGGGTCTCCTCTTTTTTGCATCCAGAAATACCGCACGGACGGCGATGTTACAAACTTGCCCTTGACGTGTCCCTTTGTCCCGATAGGGCGAATGACCCGCAACAACTGCCGCTTAGCGTTGCCGGAAAATATCAGCGGCCCTTTGCCGAGCCGGTTTTTATAATTTTGATACTTCTTTGACCGCGGCTGGTAACCGTACTTCCTGGCCGCCCCAGGCTTAAAATGCAGCGGTGCTGTGCTGCTGTGCCATGATCGAACAGCCTGCTTTAATGCTTCGGTAACCGCATTGTCAAAGTGTTTCAACTTTGTATCCGGCCCTGCCTCAATTGATAACGTTAGAGAAATCATTTCCAAACTCAAACCAAAGTAAGTCCGCTGCTGTCGGACAGTAGCTATTAAAGTGCCCGGCCTGCCAGCGCTTAAGAGTCAGCTGACGCCAGCCGTTTTTTTTTGTAGGCTAGGTAAGTCGAGTATCGCTGACATGATCGACGACAGATTTGTCGTTGTAAGCAGCGATAAGATCATCACTTCATCGATGCCGACGCAGTAGTTTAACGATATTGCATCGATTGCCAGGCCAATCCGGTCGTTAGCTTCCAGTGTCATTTCGCCAGGATCGATGCCTGCCTCGATCCTGAAATCCTGAAACAGCCTCTCTGCTGCCCCGCTAATGCGTTCATACTGTGACAGGGCCTTAGTTACGAATTTACCGCAATCGTCAATCTGGATTGATTCCGGTAGGCCTGAACCGCCATTTAGCAACCTTATTGCCGGGACAATCCACTCTTGCCCATCGATCAGTGGGATTTTATGACCTTCCATCATGGTCTTGCGCCGGAGTTCCTTTTCAGTCGGTAGTTTCTCGGACTTGTAATAACCGACCCACCAATCACCGCTGACCGATTTTGTCCAGACCTGCGCATCAGGATCATACCTGCATCGGTCGCTGCCGTCAGAACAGATAATCGAACAGGTTCCAGCCGGGCCGTTAGACGATGACCTGACCTCATATCCGGGCCGAATCATCTTAACCAGGTACTGATCACGAAGCGTTGCTACCCCTTCGATCTCATGCGGTCGGATTGCATACAGGAATTGGCTCATTAAGACAGGCCCCCGAAAGCGATAACCTTATTTGAGCCGTCAAACGTCGGCGTAATTGTTACCGATGCGGCAACCCGATCACCATCGGAACCGCTGAACCCATCGTAAGTCATCAGCCCTGCATCGATGGACAGTGTGATCTGATTGGCCCCATCCAGAGTTCCGGCATTTTCAAGTGCAGTCAGCGTTATAATAGAGTCCGTTTCACTCTGGGCCTGCCCCAACAGTCCCCAGCTGACAAAATCATCCAAATCCTTTGTCGATATGCTGATCGATGGCCGCTGTGCTATGATCGCAACGTGTGTCGGATATGGCAGGCCGCTGCCGCCATCAACAATAACCTGATTCCCAAAGTCAACCGAAACATTACTGACACCGTCCAGCGTGGTTCCGTTCAGACTGATACCGCCGAGAACATACGCCTCGGCAGCTACAAGAACCCCTGCATCAAGTGCCTGACTGCCAGCAAATGCTATCGGCGATGTGGATCCATCAGACGACGTGAATACGCCGCGGTAATTCAATGTCGCAGCTCCCATGTGCGGAATTTCAAGCGAAACAGGATAAACCAGACCGGCCAGTGCCGTCGCCTTAATATGATTCGATCCTGTGGCTCTTGTTCCTGTGTTGGCGATCTTTTGCAGGTAAAACTCAAAGTTTGACGCTGCAATTGCAACACCATCCATAGGGTCAGCCGATGTAACAAATGCGTTTAGTGCTGCCTTGATTGCGTTTGTCGAAAATGATATTTCCGGGGATGCACCGGGGATCCCCACGAATCCAGGGCTGACAAGGCCGGAACCTGTAAGCAGCAGTTTAGCAAGATTCGGACTGAATCCCGATGACAGAATCTGGTTTATTACCGTCGAACCTGTCTTAACGCTTGATATTGTGTGTAATGTCAAAGCCATTTCAAAAGCCCCTTTTAATTTGCCAGGCCCCAGGCCAGGTCGATCTTACAATAATAAATATTTTCGTCATCAATCCGCTGGGCGGATTCGGCGATAGTCCATGACCGCGTCAGCAAGTAACCAGGCGTGCCGGACAAGCCCTGACAGTCAGAAATAATCCCATCAAGAAAATTCAGGAACTCGATCTCCGCCTCACCAGGGCTGGACTTGTACGCCTCACTGATCGCACGTTCCAGGTAAAGCGTCATCGTGCCGCTCGCGGAATAACTTTGAGCAGCCACCATATCACACGACAGCCCGTTAAGCAATATGACCGCAAACGGCCTGACGAATGTGTCAGGGTGATATTCAGAAATATAGATATGTGCCTTTGCCGCCGCTGACGTCGCTGACGATGTTGCCGTTTTAAACGTGGACGAATTTGCAAGCAGATTCTGCAATGCCTCAACAGCCTTGCCAATATTTCCGGACGCTGCCAGTGTCATCCGTTCCCCCTTGCCCCGCCGAATGATCTACCTGAACCACCACCACCGCCAACAGCAATTGCTGCCGCATACTCAATCCCCATATCGCCGCCAACCTCCGCAAGTACCTCGTCTGCGGTCAACACGGTGTCATATAACCTCGAACCCATAAGCACTATAGATCCGCCCTGCGTGCCGGATGGATGCGAACCCCAGAACAGGTTCGCGAAGGTTTGTGTTGCGTAAGAATGGTCCAATGTAATCTTCTTGCCACCAAGCCAGATACTGCAATAAACATCTGTTCCACTTTTTGATAAGGATATGGTGCAATTTTGGTTTCGATCAAATTTTACTACCGAAGATATAGCGGCGGTAGCTGAACCGCCAACTTTATTGACCAATACAAAACTATGGCCAAAAACGTCATAAACGACAGCAACATAATTGTCTGCATCCTCACTGACCGATGCCAGATAAATGAAGCTAATGTCTTCCCCAGACGATTCTCCAGCCGTATCGTAATCGCCAAACGTAAGAACAAACTGACTGACAAAAGTCCACGAATCCGGAAATGTTGCCGGAGTAAATGATAGCTTGTCATGCCCACGTACGGCTGCTTGGCCATGCCACTCCGTTGGAACAATAGATTGCGAGAAGGCAACTCCATCGATAAGAATGTCAAATTGAGCGTCTAACGGATCCGCTCCGGCCTCGGCATAGAGACATGCCCTTGCCCTTGTTTTCGTTGCAGTAGGCGTTCCAACGCCGTCGGCAGTCGCTACAACTGTCATCGTATATTCCGACCAGCGATCGGGGAATACCCAAATTGATAGACGCTCTTCGTTATTATTAGCTCCGTTTTCGTTATCATAAATTCGGCTGGTGAAATACACGAGTGTTCCTTTGCCCTTGTTATTTCCGGCCCCGTCGCCGAATTGACCTTTGACACGAACGTTAAATACATATTGCCGACCTGGAACCGCATCAGCGGCTAAATTATAACCTAAATCGATATACTTAATAGCCGTGATCGGGTCTGTGTCGTTTTGCCATCTAGCACAATTCCCGGCGAGATAGCCGACCCATTTATCTGTGTTGTAGGTGTTGTCTACGACCGTTGTTGACTGTGCTGTTGGGTTGTTTCCAGCAACGTTACCGCTCTCTTTTTCCAGCAGCATCCCTTGCTTATAAACAATCGGTACGTTTGGCAGGTAATAGCTATCCTGCCCCGCCGAAAACCAAACATTATTAGCAGAATCAATTCCGGCAATTCTTATCACATCGGTTGTCGCTCTGGCAATATTAGCAATTTTCGTCCAGTGATCTATGTCCCCGCTGGCCCATGCTCCAGTATAAGCACCAAACCCTGTGGATTGGGAAGAGGCTGCTGCATAAAAGTTGTTTGCAACTTGTCGGAATCCAAAAAAGTTATACGCCCTGTTGTAGAACGTGCTGTCGGTACGATTGACATCAATCGCTAAGACTCTTGAGATGGAATCGTCAGACAAGTCCTGCTTAAGAACACCCATCGGTGCTGCACCGTCCGAACCCCAAAGGATACAGTTTCCGGCTGGAACCCATACGCCACTGGTCGGATGCATACTGGTGTACGGTAATATCACCTGCGTTGCCCCCCATGTACCATCCCCACTGTCAACTAACCGCATAAGAGCGGGATAGGTATCGCCGTAAACAAGGTAAGCCTGTATAACTCCTTCCATCGTACCGACAATACAGTGCGAATGTCTTCCCTCCATATAAGCTGGATGGTACGCTTTAACAAAAGTTTTTCCATCGTCATAGCTGACATACGCACATCTGGCGTTGTTATCAACTAAGGTACTCTTGTACTCAGTTACAAAGATAGTACCGTTGACTTCCTGAATTCCGGTCCACTGCGGCACTGAAGCCTGGTCGGTCAGGAAGCCGCTTTCTATGGTTTTTGTGAATGTACTTGAATCAGCGGGCTTTCTCCACATCTCGCCAGAGGTATCAGCAACTGTTTTGCTTGTAGCAACCAAAACAGATCCCTTACTTGTTACGAATATGTGGGTTGGCGACCGGTCAAAAGTCTTTAAAGTAATAAATGTTTTTCCGCCATCAGAAGTCTTACAAACTGTGTTATAGTTTTTCAGACCATACACCCAGTATCCATCAGTAACACGAGCGTCAAAGCCCAGGACTGTTGTGAACTCAAACGGGGGCACATAAACTTCGGCTTGTTTGCGCACCGTGTCAATTGCAAACGATGTTCCTTCGTTATTGTACCCTGCCGTTGTTCGGGCAAACGTAAGCGGGCTGCCCGATACAAGATCGTTTGCAGAATTACCGTTAGACTCAAATATCAATGACATTATAAGCTCCTACTTGTTTTTAGGTCCTGCTTGATCTCTTTGAGTAGCTCTGTTTGAGTAACAAGCGATGATTTAATGACAGCCTGGTTTGTTTTGAACGCAGCAATGTCAGTCTTGATGACCTCGATGCTCTGCGCATTATAATTGACCTGACTGCTAATTACGCCTGTCTCGATGCTCAGTTTTGCGGTTGCCTGGCCGAGAGAAAATACAAACAATAAAATTGATATTACCCCGACTGAGAAACCAATCCATTTCCAATTAGTTTTTGATTCTTCGCCCACGTTGCCCTCGTCATCGAATATATTTGTTTTCACTATGCCGGCGTTTGTCGTCTCTGCGATCCAGCCTGTAGGTTGCGGCGGTCTCATCTTCGGATACCACACCGACAATCTGCCAGACAATAGAATTTATCGTAAGCGTACCATTGATCGCTGCGGCAGGCGATGCAATGTCAGCTTTCTTGATAACGGCTTCAACTTCGTACAAGAAGCATCGGCCAACCTCGTCAATGACCTCATCGACAGCTATATCGCCAAGCACAATACCAAAGTTGTCTGTTGTGCTGCCCGCCAAATCGGTATAGCTGCCAATGACGCCAAATGTATCAAAGACCGGCCCATCGGCGGTCGATAAAAAGTCCGAAAAGATCGTCATACTTACGCCGGTACACCGTGAACCAGTGCCTTTGCCATGAACTCATTAAACAGAACATAAGCGTAACCGTCTGTCGCAGTAAGCTCCTTGACCAATGTGCCCAGAAAGTGATCTGCCGATGCCAGCGTAGTTGTTGCCGCACCGCTGCTTGCTTCACCTCCGTAAGGACTGCCGTTTAGGTCCCAGCCGATAGGATCACCGACATCGCCGGTAACAGCGGCGGCTTCAACCTTGAAGATTCCTTTGATCCTGACATTGCCGGGTGTATTGGCGGCAATATCCTGGACTGCAACCGCTGGAAACTTGTCGTCAATAAAGACAAGGCTTCCAGCCGTTAATGCTGATGACGGCGTATGCTCTACAACATCGCCGATCTTATAAAATTCTGCTTTCATTTTTTAACCCTTTTTTTGAGTTTCAGTTTTATTATGTTGACTGCCCCATATATAGCCAGGGCAGTCAACAAGAGGAAAAGATGACAATTTATGCAGTGTTTTTCTGCAGGGTCCGCCAGTCAAGGCTCTTGACGCCACAGTCGATGTACACTTGATAAATCAATCCTTGAACGTCCGGGCCAGCATTGAACCGTTCCAGCGTCGGCTCTTTCTTGCCGTTTAGGAACGCAACTTCAACTGTGTCCCAGAATGTGCCGTTCGCAGCCAGATACCAGGTCGTTGCTGAATACCCGGTATAGGTCAAGTTCGACAATCTCGGATCGATAATCGGTGTCATCAGCCCCTTGAAGATGTTCTTGACCGGGTGTTTTTTTGTCGAAGCAGACCCGTCGGTTGCCATAATCATATCAGATTCAAGCAGGCCGCGGGCAAGGTTCTCCAGTTCCGGCGGCACGATCAGATATGCAGGCTCGATGTTGATCGGCTCATTATCGCTGTCAACCTGAACACGCATCGCCGCGATTGCGGCGGCAAGTTTATCCGCTCCCAGCGGCGATGTTGTGTTCAGATTACCATGATCGCTGTGGAACAATGCCGTAGCGTCGTCCATATTGCCGTTGGCCAGTAAGTGTGTGTATACCAGCTTGTGTACTGTTGCCATTGCCTTTTGGCCCATCTTCATAGGCTTACGCGTGAACACGCCCAGATCATCGTTGATGATGTCCTGACGACTTATGCCAAAGTTCTTGGCGTAAGTGTCAACGTTAAATTGCTCTTTTTCTTCGCTGGTTCCGCCGTACTTGATCTCGCCGCCGTTGGCAACCTTTTCAAGAGCGCCCGTGTCAGTGTCGCGAACTCTGGTCATCGTCTTGAAATCACTTGCTGTTCCGGGCGTTGTCCAGCCGTCCCAGGTAGCGCCTGCCAGATTATAGCCCTTCATCAGGCTCTTTTTGGCAACGTTACCAAGGATAGTTGGCAGTGATTGTGTTGAGAACGCAGCACGTATCATCTCATCGCGGCCTCGCGGAACAGTCCTGCCCTCAAGTGACAGGGCCTCTGCGCAAACTGAACGCAGGTCAATGTCGCGGATTTCGTCCGCTTGATTTGCCGTCTGTTCACCAAACACTTTGACAACAGCATCGTCCATGCCAGCGCGAAGAAGAAGGCCAGCTTCCAGGATCGTTGTGTTGATCTGACGGGTTCGCACGATGCCCATCGGTGCTGAACCAACACCGGCTCGGAGCTGTGCGGTTCGCAGAGCGCCGAAGAATTCGGTTTGAGCCTCGGTAACAGATTTGCCATCTGTTATCATTCGCTCAACCAGTTCATCCGGTATCGCTGAACCGTCAGCGAGCTGGCGGATCTGCGCAACGCGGCTGCGTTCCAGCTCTGCGCCTTTTTGTATCTGCTCGCCAATGTTGTGATTGTTTCGGGTTTCGTCTGGTTCTTCGACGTTGTCCGCCCGCGTCTGTGCCTGCTGCTTATCGTAATCGGCCCTTAGCGCGGCGGCTTGGTCATCAGAAAGACCTTCGAGTTTGAATCCTCGTTCTGTAAGCCATTTTTCAAAATCCACGGTTCGAATCTCCTTGAACAATTTTAAATTGCGCTGTTTCAGGCCAGCGTTAGCCGTTTCGTTTTCTGCTCTGTTTTTTGCGTTACTGTCAGCCGCGATCGGGACGATCGAGTTTTCTTTTAGTTCCCACCTGGTCGAAACCCTCAACGCTCGATCTTTTGGCGCTGTGAACGTGCGGCCATCGACCACACTGGTTTTGCCTTTTTCGATAGTGGTATAATTCAGCACCCTGTAACCAACCGAATTGTCTGTCAAATGCCCATCCCGCATCAGCTCAAACGCCGACACGCCAGACTGATTGTTTGCATAGTGGTTAGTTGCCACAAGGCTTTCTTTAACGACGCGGACATTCCGGCTTGACCCAACTATTGCTGCGACGGATGATCTGTTGTGGCTGTCAAGCAATGGAACCTGTCGGTTTTCAGGCAGCACGACACCGCTCATCAGCAATACTTCGCAAACAGGTTCCCAACGATTATAGTCGTAAACAACGACCGGTGTTTCTGTGGCGATTACAGCCTCCACCGTACGCTCCTTTTCATTGAGCGTATCAAACCGAACCTGATAGCCGCGAACGGTCATATCATCTAACGGCGATAAGTCGCGGACGAATAGATCGTTCGCCTTTGTTGTCTTCTTCGTCTTCATCTTCGTCGTCGATTTCGTCTTTTTGCGGTTCATTATTTGCTCCCTGTGTATTTTGCGGCGAACCGAACTTCAGTCCAAGTTCTACCATTTTCTTTTGTTCGCGGGCACGCTGTTCAAGTTCTTTTTCCCAGTCCTTGCCCTGCCTGCTGAATTCAGCGGCCAGCGTGGTTGTCCCGATCTCAAGCCTTGTCTTTTGTGCGTTGGCTTCTTTTTGCGGATCGACATGTTCCTGTCCCGGCCAATACCACTTAATATTTGCGTCGGTCAGATCAATAGCCTTGCCAGGCGATAACAGATAACCAGGTATCAACATTGCCTCGGCCAGCCATCGCCTAAATATACGATTGCAAACCTGCCGCTCAACCCAGGCCTGCGTTGTCGAGATAAACCTAAAATAGTTCTGCCAGTCCAGCCTGCCGCTGGCATAATTATATTTTTGTGAATTCCCCGCAGCCACGTTGTACGGCATATTCAAACAGCGAGCGATCTCGTTAAGTATCTCCGCTTTGAATTCGGCATAAGTCGATGTCGGCTGCTCTGGTTTGTATTGCTGCATTTCCCAGCCAATCGGCAAGGTCGTCAGCATATTGCGTTCGATGTCAAACGTTTCCATTTCTTCAAGGTCAGCGGCGTCCTCGGTAAGCCCACCGGTTGACTTAATAACCGCTGCAAAGTTAGCCGCTGTTTCAGCAGCATCAACCGTCGCTGCTGTGTATCGCCGTAATGACGCAAACAGCAAAATAGCAGGCGTCAGCCATGGTACGCCGCGGCTTTGGCCTGGACGATCCATCCGATACAAGTGAATAATACGATCAGCAGGGATCATATCATAATCAGAAGGCGTAAGACCGTAGGTCGATGAGTCTGAACCGGGGTGCTTCTTTGATATATAATAAAGCGATGGCCTGCCGTACTCATCAAAGGAAATGCCCTGATTGATCTTGCCGTCACCGCGTATCTCGCTAGCCCCTGCCAGAGAAAACGGAGTATGCAACCGATCAGGCTCGACCGTTTGCAATCGCAAACGCGGCCCTCGAATGCCGTTTCGATTATCAAAGACCAGAACAATTATGCCCTCACCACAAGAATCCTGACCGCGCGAGGCGGCCAGCTTTAGAATATCGGCCCATGACTGTAGGCCCTGAATATCACAATCGGCGCACCATTGCGCAAACTTTGATTCCACGTCGTTATTGAACGCCTCGGAACCAGCGGTAAATTGTAATTGCGGCCCTATGCCGACAATATCATTTGCTTTGGTATCAACGATACCGGCTGCGTAGCTGTTATTTCTGATTTCATAGCGAACACGGTTGCGTAGTGTTTCCAGGCTTACCGCTATCAGGCTGTCAGCATCTCGATTGTCAGCGGTCAGAAAATGTTTTTGCGTATGCCTATCGTTATTGGCGGCATCATAGTTGCGCTTACGTACTATGACCGCTTGCGGTTTAGGCTGCTCAATTGAATTGCCAAATTGATCTAAGATCATTGTTACAACTCCGACTTAATGCCGCCAGGCCTGAAAAAACCAAACTTGACCTTTGACCTGATTGGCCCGGACGTGTCAGTCCGCTCGAGCGATTCCATTGCATCGGTCAACTCTTTGAGCGTTCGGTAGATAACCGTTCGACCGTTGGCCGTAACTGAACCAGGTTGACCTGCATACGATGTGATCGCCGCTTTAATCGCTGTGATTAGTGTTTCGTTATCATTTGCCATAATTCAAGAGTAATATGCCCCATATCCCTGTGTCTACAAAAAACTGGCCTTAAAAAAAATTGTATGCTACATATAGCACTAAATCTTAAAAGGGCTGGGTTTACTGTGCGTTATTAGTGTACCTGTCGTCGACTAATAACGATAAGGCATCGGCAAATCTGTGAAATCCGTGTTTATCCGTGGCTTTATTATTATTTTTCTTAATATTATTTTCCTCGTTTTTTGTATGTTAAACGGCGTTTTTTAATAAATCTTTCCCAAATTCTGGAATATAATTTGACTTCCCAAATTCTGGAAGTATACTTTATTCGGAAGCGAACGTTAATAACAACAAAAAAAACGAAAGGAAACAAAAATGAAAACTTACAAAAAAGAGACACAAAGCAAACATGACAACGACATCGCCGAATTGATCAAAGCAGGCATCACCATCACAGATATTTCACCATTCTGCGAGTTCGTCATAATCGGCGGTTCGATCTATGAAACGCAGGCTGTCCTCAACTCGCTCGACGATGCCAACGCGGTATTAGAAGAACCAGACAATTGGTATGCCGACCTAACCGAAGCGTTTACCGGTATAATCAGTGAATCAAAGCCGGAATTCGAGGTTTGCTCGAACGGCGAATGGCTGGAAATTTACGGCGGATTTGAGCAGACCGAAGAGAATAACGATAATTCACATACTGACTGGGATGCCTTCGAGGAACATGTAGCTGCTATTAAATCGCTGTTTAATGATGATTATGTCGAATTTGTCGCGCCAAAGAATAACCGATGCCTGCTGCATCAGTGGAACGTCGCTCCCTTTACCCATCACAACAGAGGCGTTGGCACCTTTGTCACGCTGACAAAGGAATTTGAAGCGAAATTTAACGCTGTTTAACAATAGGGCTTTTAAAAAAGGTCAATCATGGTTATTCAAAACAAAAACAAGCTCCCGAAGTTCCTGTACTGCGAAGATCTACCGGGCAACACCAGCTTTGTCCTGCACTGCCGAAGTCCTCGTCTGCTGATCGAGTTTGACGATAATGACGACGACGGCAGCTATGAGTCAGTCAATGTTGAGTTTTTCGAGCCTGCCGAACCCGATGCGGCAAAGCTGACAAAGCTCATGTATCAGGCTGGAAGATTTCTTGTCGATTACTTCAACCGTCTCGACCGTGACGATGACATCCGCGAGATAGTACTTGAGCGGATGCACGTCACTGGCATAAATCCGCACCGCCTTTCTGAGATGTCAGGAGTATCGAAGTCGACTGTTTACAATTTTCTCAACGGCACCGAGATCGGTTCTATCAAGCTCAGGCGCATCTTTGCGGCCCTCGGCATGAATATCAGATAAAACGTTTCCTTCCGTGAAAGAGATCGTTCCATATCGCATAGCTTGCCGGTGTTTTTCTTTTTAGCGGCCTGTTAAGCCGTTCATCGTGGAATACAATACCGCTTTCTTTTCTGAACCGCTTTTCTTTGGCCATCGACCAGCAGTTATCGCAGCCCGGAGATACTTTCGTACACCCCTCGACAAGTTGCCAGCCAAAGTCCCAATATCTGCCGTTTACTTTTTTATCTTTCATTTTCAGGTCCCTTTTCAGTAGTTCTGTATTTTTTACCGCAATTACCGCATACCCGATACCGCCGAACACCTGACGGAATTGGCCTGGTATGCGTAACGAACGACCGCTTACAACCACACTTAGGACATCCGCAGCCGATACTCATCTTTTGTTCCTCATTTCTTTTTGTTTTTCGCGAAGCGATATTTTCCGCTTTGGCTGACCAGGTGCATCAACGGTCAGAGATCTAGCCCCGGCTATAGCAGCGGCGGCGGCGGCATATTGTGTCGAGTCCAGAAAATGGTTGTTTCTGTAGTTCTGCCGGAATCCATCAATGAAGCCTTTGCCGCTTTTGAACTCTTTAACCCATTGTTCCGCGCAGATCTGTTTGGCAAACTCGCTGTGGACAATTCTGTCTGATCCAAAGACAACGATTGAACCGGGCTGGCCAGGGTCAAGCAGAAAGCCGCTGTGGATGAACTGCTTCCAGAAATCAGAATCAACGTGGTAGAGCCAGACTTTGTCGTTTGACTGCCATGATCCGAACCAGTGTGACCCTCGTTTGATCTGTTTGCCGACCATCCGGAACTTTGTCTTCTGGGCTGACCCATAGCCCTTTACGGCAACGCAAGTCCTGGTCGTGTCTGACCTAGTAAACGCGTAAGTTGCAGCGTCCATATAACCAGCATCAATACAAACCTTATCAAGATGACGAATCGAGTTGCCATCTTCGGCAGGCCAGCCGTTATCCCTGGCACTGTCCCGCCATTGCAGCAACGCTAGCAATACCGCGTCGGCAATGCCACGCTGAACATCTTCGGACTTATGATCTCCATCCGGGCTAAAGACTGGTTCAGTTCCATAGTCAATGACCTGACCAACCATTCCTGCCGTCCAGCCAACGACGGTGTAATGCAGCAGTCGACGCCCGATGTCGATCCCAGCGGTCAGATATTCCACCCAGAACGGAACCAGACCTCTTGCCATACCGCAGGTTCGCGACATTATGATCCGCTTCGATATTCCCAATGTCTCAAACTGTTCATCTTCTGGCGGAGCATTCTGGTATTCAGTGTTGAAGTTGTCCCAGCCGCCATCAGCGATGATGTTGTATGCTGACTGCAAACTTGATATTTCTAGCCGTGATCCGTCCTGGGCTGCCTTATCGATGAACCGCTTTTTATTACTTACCAGCGAACCTAGATCCATTGCTTTGCGGTTCTTGCGGTAGTAACCCAAAGATGATCGGCCAGTAGGATCCCCGTTGTAGAAGTCATCGCGGCGAACCTCGATATAGCGGTCCCACATTTCTGAATTCTTTGGAAACTTCTTGATCCACCGCTGCCGGATTCCGTTCCACTGTGGATTTTTCTTGCGGTCGGTATACTGAAACGTAAGACATCGGCGGTTGATAATCGTGCCCAGAAAAACAATAGCCATTTCCTTACCAGGCCCAGCTAGTCCCATTACATCCTGCTCAATGGTCTTTTTGCGACGCTGCGTATCAACAACCGATTCGGCTGATGCCCTGGTCTCGACATCATCGGAGATCACCAGCTTTGGCCGCTTTTCTTCTTTGACCAGCCCACGGATGGCACTGTCTACACCACGGCAAACAACAACGGTTCCCGATGCGGATGATCCCTCAACCTTTGCAAAGTTGATCTCTCTTGATGCCCATTTAAGCTTAGTTCGCTGACCGTTGACCGTTTGTGCGTTGGCACGCTGTGCGGATCCTTCCAATGCCAGAATCGGGTGGCAGATTTCCGGGAAGTCATCAGCCAACTTTTCGTTTGTCTCATAGAAATTCTTGATGTCGGTCAGTGTTGACTGGGCTTCGTCACCATTAGCACGTAGTATTACTATGTAGTCAACGTAACCATAAACAACCGCCCAAACCGCGCCAACAATCTTTGTGATCGATGACTTACCGCCGCCTCGCTCTGCTGCTATGGCTGCTCTGCCTGAATAAAGAATTCGTTGCTTTATTGAATCGATGATAACTTTCTGATCCTTTGTGAAAGCGTTGTAAAATATGTGTGGGAAATAAGTCCTGCAAAACAGATCAGGCCGCTTTTTGCATCGTGCGCGGCGGCGCTGATCCTGGCGTGATCGATCAATCTCGATATCACGTTCCTTGGCACGCTTATCGGCCATATAGTCGGCTTGATACGTGCGATCGCTGTCAATCTTTTCGTCATTGAAAAGTAATCCTTGTTTCTGCATATCGTCATCGCTGATTTAACTTTTAGGTGTCAATGAATGTCAGTAGCAACGACGCAATACGTTGTATGCGGCATGATTGATGTTGTGATATCGTAAGCCTTTAGTTTCATATGTCGATTCCCTCTCTTAACAAACTAACTTTCCACAGTTTTTGCGCCATCATCCGGTAC